GCAGCGTGTCGCCGTTGGGAACATTCACCGGCGGCGTGATCGGCGTAACCCACATCAGCTCTTCGGCGCCGCCGACGGTGCCATAGACCGCCAGGCCGCCGAACGGGCCGACCGTGCCGCCCGTCGAGTTGAGCCACTGCGGCGTGTTGCTCGACTCGACCCGCGGCGGGGGGCCGGCGACGTACGTCCAGGAACTCGGCGCGACCGCGCCGAAGTCCGCTTGGAAGTGCGGCTCGACTTCCGCGTACGTCGTGCGGCGCGTGATCTTCGGCGCGCTGCTCAGCAGCGGCCGGCAGTAGATCGCGTCGTAGCGGCTGCCGGTTTTCTGGAATGCGTACTTCGCAAACCGCAGCGCGAAGTCGCGCGTCACGCGCGTGCCGAAGATGCGCGCCTGGTAGCGCACGTGCAGGCTGGTGCCCGGGCGCAGCAGCACCGGCGCGCGGAACGCGGCCGCTGCGACGAGCTTGCTGCGCGAGCTGTCGGCCAGGAACGCCAGCGTGATCGGGAAGCCGCCGATCTTGCGGAAGTCGCACAGCCAGTCCAGTTCGCCCGAAGCGTCCCACTGGTGCATATAGGGGTAGATGCAGACGTTGGGGTTGTAGGGATCGCAGTCGGTGCCGCAGCGCTTGCGCGGCCGCTGCCACGGGTAGCCGAGCACTGGCTCCCACGATTCCTTCGGCGTCCACTCGGGTGGCGGCTGCTCGATCTCCTCCGGCGTCCACGGGAAGTCCCAGGCCGAGCCGGCCTGCGGGCTCCACGAGTGGTTGTTCGGGAACGTGACCTCGGGTGAGACCAGCGCGCCGCCGTCGGCTTCGAGCGACGCCGTGAACGCGACGGCCTGGCGCGCGTAGCCGAACGACGTGCGCATCGGGCCGGTGTAGCAGCCCCCCTCGTTGGCGTTGGCATCGGTGCACTGGGCGAACGTGAGGTTCGGGCCGAAACCTGCGCCGCCGGCCGGGTTGGGCGAGCTGTTCGGATAGCCGACCGTCGCGCCGCAGACGCCGACCTGGAACGTCATCGCCGCCTGGTACGGCGGGAAGATCTGGCGCAGGACGTACTGGATGCCCTCGTACGCGAGGATGTTCCGCGCGGCGAAGCGGCCGAGCTCGGCCCCGCTGTCGTGGTCCATCAATCGAACGAGGAACGCGCCCATCAGTACGTCCCTCGATAGTGCGACCGCGTACAGACGAACGCGTCGATGCCCGGGTCCGGCGCTGCGAAGATCAGCACCACGTCGCCGACCACGAGCGGGTTGACCCACTGCCCGCCGGCGCCCTGCTCCTCGATGTTGAACACATTGTTGTACGCCGCGCCGCCGCCGACCTGCGTCCAGACGCCGTCGGCGTCCATCGTGGCCTGCACGGCCGCGTAGCGGAACGGCGGCGAGCTGCCTGTCTTCGAGGTGATCATCGCGAACGCGGCGGTGACGCTGCCGCCGCCTCCGCCGCCGATGCGCGCCACCGTCCAGGCGATCTCGGGGTCCTGGCGGTCCTCGACCGGCTCAACCCACAGCAGCCGCGCCGTGCCCGAATCGCCGCTCTCCAGGCGCGACGCGACGCCGACGGCAACGTCCGCCGAGGTGTGCGCCTCATCGACCATCCGTACGCGGACGACGCAGACGCCGTCGACACAGGCGCGGACGATCGCGTCATCCTTCGCCGGCTCGAGCAGGATCGCGAACTTGCCGGGATGCGGGCTGGACGGCGTGACGCCGCGCAGCGCCACGCGCTGCTTGAACTCGTCCTCGTTGTCGACGCGCTCGATGATCGGCCCTTCGATGCCGAGCACGTCGAAGCGCTCGCGGTCCGCGCCGCTCTCGTTGCGGATCAGCACAATGCCGGTGTCGCGCAGCTCGCGCACCGCGTCGCGCCGGGCGCTGCGCTGGCGGTCCTGGAAGTCGCGGGCGGCGTCGATGAACGTGTTGAACGTTGCCGCCGGGATGACCAGCGGATCGCCGCGCTTCACTTTCTGCATCGGGCCTGGCACTTCGATCTTCCCTTCGTCGCTTCGTGGCTCCGTCGATTCGTCGCTTCCGCGTCAAATCCCCAGCAGGCTGAAATCGCCGTCGGCGTAGACCTTCTCGATGTAGACCGCAATCGGCTTCTTCACGAGCGCCTTGGCGACGGTGTCCTCCGCGTCTGCGTAACGCACCCACAGGTACTCCCAGCCCTTCTTGGCGATGCCGGTGATGTCGCCGATGGTCAGGCCGGTGACGTTGGGGCTGGCCGCGAAGCGGAACGTGATTTCCCAGTCGCCCTGGCCGCGCTTCGTGCCCGCCGCGCCCAGGAACAGGCACTCGCCCGCGGCCAAACCTTTGAACGTTCCGCTGTTCACGCGGCCGGTGAGGGCGAAGAGCGTTGCCTTGTATGGCTCGGTGACCAGCGTGGCGTCGAGGTAGTGCGTCTCGGAAAAGTGATAGACGGGGACGGTGATGTCCACGCCCTCGACGCTGTCGGCCGTGACGCCGATGGCGCCCTTGAAGTCCGGAGCGGTCTGGCTCGGCGGTGCGTACGACGCGACCGTCTGCCGGCTGTGCGTGATGTGCTGCGTGCCGCCGCCGGTGTCGAAGGAAAAGACGCTCTCGTTGGTCGCTGGGATCGTGCCGTAGCGGACGATGCCCTCCCAGAGCATCTCGCCGACCGGCTGCACGGACACCGTGTCGCGCGGCAGGAAGAGCAGCCCGCCGCCCCAGGGGTCGTAGAGCGCCGGCGAACCTGCGACTAGCGCATTGCGGGCTTCGACGTCGTCGTCGGTGCCGCGGATCGTATAGCGCAGCTCGACCGACGGGTTGGTGCCCGTGGTGACAAGCCGGCTCTCGAATTTCTCCACGACCTCGACGGGCAATGTTCACGCCCTCCGTGGCGTTGTCGTTCATCGACCCATCACGCGAACGTCAGCCCGCCTGTGACCGCCGCGTCGGCCAGGCGTTTTGTGTGGCGGGCAATCTGCTCGGTGTTGCGCGCGGTGCGCTCCTCGGCGTCGCCGCCCAGTCCGAGCAGCGCGGCCGGGTTGAACGTGCCGGTGACGCTGATCTTGCCGGCCAGGACGTCGCCGATGCCTTCGAGCTGGTCCTTCAAGTCGCCGGGCAGCTTGGGCTTGCCGGGCGGGGCCTTCTCGGTCTCGGCCTGCTCGCGCTTGCGCTTAGCTTCCGCCAGCGCTTCGTCCAGCGCCTTGCGGGCCTCGGCGAGCTGGCGCTTGGTCTCGGCGATCTTCGCGTCGGTGTCGGCGTCCAGCGCCCGCTGCGCTTCCTCGAACTGCCGGCCGATCTCGGCCAGCGTCGCCTGGTTCACGGCGGCCGACTGTTCGCGCTCGCTCTGCCGGCGCTGCTCGCGCTCGGTCAGCGCGCCAGTGCGTCGCCGCTCGACCTCCGCGGCGCCTTCGGCGAACTCCTGGTCGGCCATCTGCTTGGCCGCTGCGGCCTGCTCGTCGGTGAGCTGGCCGAAGAGGTTCATCAGGTCGAGCCAGCGCTTGGTGAGCCAGTTCTGGATAATGCCCCACGCCTGGCGCAGGTCGCTGGTGAAGTTCGTCCAGGTCTTCGAGAGGAACGCGGTGGTCTCGATCCAGGCGACCTCGAGGGCGTGGAAGACCTGCTGCGCCGCGGCCAGCGCCCCGAACCACATGGCCTGCGCCGTGCCGATGAAGAAGCGTTTGGCTTCCAGCCACGCCCGATTGAGCGCATCGACGCCATGTTGCCACGCTAACTTCAGTGCCAGCCAGAGGATCTGCGCCGCCAGCGTGATATCGCCGGCCGCGAGCGCGTCGGAGATGCCGCCTATTACCTTATATATGGCGTCGCGCAGCCAACGGAACTGCTCGCCCAGCCACGCCAAGGCGTCGCCGCCGGCGCCCGTGTAGACCAGGATCGCGGCGCCCAGGCCGGCCACGGCGGTGATCGCCAGGCCGATCGGCGAGACCAGCGCGGCGATGGCGCTGCCGATGATCCCCAGCGCGGTGCCGACGCCGGACACGATCGCGGCCAGCCCGCCCAACGCCGCGCCGAGCGCGGACGCCGCCACACCGAGCGTGATCAGCGCAGCGCCCGCGGCCGCCACGCCCGCCGCGACCTGGAACACCGTGACGACCAGCGCCTTGTTCTCCTTGACCCAGTTCATGAACGCCACGACCGCGCGCGTAACCTTGTTGGCCAACTCGGTGATCGTCGGCGCGAGGGCTGAGCCGATTGTGAAGACCGCCTGCTTGAGCACGCGCCAGACGGTGTCGAGCGCATCGGCGAGCACGGCTGCATCCTTTGCGGCCTGCGTGGAGACCGTCAGGCCCAGCGCGCGGGCCTGCTCCTGGAACTTGGCCAGCCCCTTCGCGCCGTCCTGAATCAGTGGCAGAAGGCGCGTGCCCGACTTGCCGAAGACCTCCATCGCCAGCGCGGCGCGCAGCGTCGGGTCGGTGATCCGGCTGATCCGGTCGGCAATCAGCTTGAACTGCTGCTCGGGATTGAGGCCCTTCAGCTCAGCGACGGAGAGGCCAAGCTGCGCGAGGGCGTCGGCGGCGCTCTTCGAGCCGCCGATCGCTTCCGAGATGGTCTTCTGCATCTTGCGGATGCCGGTCTCGAGCGTCTCCATATCGGCGCCGGCCAGCTCGGCGGCAAATCCCAGTTCGGACAGCGTTTCCACGCCGACCCCGGTGCGGGCCGACATCTCGTCCAGGCTGTCACCCATGTCGGCGAACGTCTTCGCCGTGCCGAACAGTGCGGTGAGCGCCGAAGCGCCGATCGCGCCCAGGCGCGTGCCGATCGAGCGCAGACCTTCGCCGAAGGCTTGCAACCGCTTCTGCGCCGCGCGCAGTCCCTTGGTGAGCTTGTCGCTGACGCCCAGCTCGATGAACGCCCGTCCGGCGCGGATGCCCTGTGCGGCGGCCATGCGTCAGCCTCCCCGCACGCTGTTGGCCCAGGTCTTCGGCAGGTTGGGGCGCTCCTTCTCCAGCGCGGGTCCCATGAACGGGCGCGGCGCGACGCGCACCTTGCGCGCGCGAACCTTGCCCTTCCGGCGGCGCTCGACGGTGGTCGTGCCGCCGAACTCCAGCGTGTGCGGCGCGTCCGTGGTGCGGTTGATGCGCGCCGGGCCGACGACAACCGATTCGGTGCCCGGGTCGTAGCCGAAGAAGATGAAGCGCTTGAGCAGCTCGGTGTGCGAGTGCGGCGGCTTGCCCGGCGGCGCAGAGCCCTTGTGCGTACGGATGCTGTGTTTCGCCGTCGTGCGGATGAACGCGCCGGCCTTCGACAGCGCCAGGCGCTTGGCCTTATCGACCGCCCGCAGGACCGTCTGCCGGTCGAAGAACAGGTGCTTGATCCGCATGTCGATCACGGGGCGGGGTTCCTCTGAATGCCGCTGTGTGCCAGGTTGACCTTCAGCTTGTCGGCCGCGGTTGACCAGCCGATGACGGTCACGTACTGCGTGTTGACCAGATCGCCCACGTCCATGCACTTGCCCGCAGTCGGTGAAAGCACGAGCAGCAGCCCGACACTGAGGAACGCCGCATTGACCGTCACCTCGCCGCTGGCGACGTAGCTGATGGGCTGGCCGGCGACGGCCGAGTTCACCGCGATGCCCGCGACCTTGGCCTTGTCGACCGTCGCGTCACACTCGGCCTTGCGGGCCTTGCCGTCGGACGGGTCGAGGTAGACGAACTCGCCGGCGTTGATCGCTTCGCCGGCCAGCGCGCCCTGCGTCGCGCCGCTTTGAAGCACGCTGCCGCTGGTGAACGTGTAGGTCGCCATCACTGAGTCCTCGCATCGAAAACGGGGGGCGAGCGCCCGCGGCGCACCTATTCAGCGCGCCGCGGGTCGCCCGGATTCAGTCATCACCCGCCCGTGGGCGGCGGCGTGGTCTGCGCCGTCTTGGCCCCGATCTGGCCGAAGCCCAGCGCCCCGATCAGGCTGCTGATCTTGCTGGCCACGTCATCACCGCTCATGAGCTTGTTGAGCGACACGGCCTCCTCGGCGTCGGCCTCGGTGAGGGCCTTGACGATCTTGCCGACCGCGGCGGTCAGCACCGTGCCCAGGCCCTGCTGGACGGCGATGGCGTTCTGCGCGGCCAGATTCTGCTGGTTGACCGCGTTGCTCATCGCGAGGTTGTGGTAGAAGGACGGACCGTCGCCCAGCGACTTGAAGTTGGTGGACGACACGCTCTGCACGACATCTTCCGGAAGAGGCATACGCTTTCTCCTTTTTCGCTTGCCTCACTCGAACCCGCCCGGGCATCCGTACCCAGGCATCTTTCGATCGATGAACACGTCCTTTAGGACGGTGATATCAGCCTTCTCCGGTGCGCTTCGTCTCGCGTGCGGGTCGAAGTCGCTCGGCCGCAGCGCCCGCGTTTTCTTCGGGTCGCGATGGCAGTTGGCGGTCAGCGCCATCAGCGCGCTCATGCGGCCCCATTCATCGCGCGAGCGGCCGTCGGCCATCATCAGCAGTTCGCGCAGCGTCAGTTTGCCGGGGTCGATGCCGACGTTTCCGGCGCAGCGCCAGATGAGTTGCCAGCATTCGCAAGCGCTCGCTCGACCACCTGCTCGAGTTCGCCGCTTTCCAGTCGCTTCTCGACCAGGTCGCGGGCGCGGTCCATCACGTTCCACGTCGTCGCAAGCACGCGCTGGAGGGTTGCCCGATCCCTCGGGCTCGGGGAAAAACCCACGAGGTCCTCCAGCAGGGCCTTGGTCGCATGCTCGATGGCGTCGCCCGCCATCGATCGGCCGAAGTCCTCGTCGCTGACGCTCTTGGCGTCGGCCTCAGGCTTGCAGACGGCGTAGACCACGTCGCACAGCAGCACGGGATCGCGGATCAGCTTCTCGATCAGCTTGCCCTCGACGACCTCCAGCAGGTCGACGTCGAGCAGCGAGCGAACACGTTTGATCGCGTCGACGTTGATCGCGATCGTCCAGGTCCGGCCGGCGTTGTCGTTGAAGGTCTTCATGGCTTACCCACCGATCCAGCTCGGCGCCGTCGCCGAGTAGGTCACCTTGGCCGTGACCGAGACGGTGATCGCCTCCTCGAGCGCCTCGCTGCGCGAGAACGCCGTGATCATGAAATCGGCCTGCAATCCCTGACCGCCCGGGCCGTCGAGGACCTGGAGTCCGATCGCCTCGTTGTTCAGGTAGGCGTTCTTGATCGCGGTGAAGCCGGCATCCGCCGTATCCCAGACCATCTCGAACTCGACGCTGGCTTCCTTCAACGTCGCGACTGTCGCGCGCCAGCCGCTGTTGGCGCGCGTGGTGACGTCGGCCTCGCCCGTCTCCAGGTTCAGCGTAACGTCGCGCGTGTTGCCGAGCGCAGTCCACGCGCCGCCTCCTCCCTGGCCGCCGACCTTGTAGTTGAGCACGGCCTCCATGCCGAGCTTGATGGCCATTTCAGAGCCTCCTCATCGCGTGTAGCCGACGACCAGCAGCAGGTGACCCGATGCGCCCTGGACCTCGAATTCAGTGAGGTCGACACCTTCGAGCAGCGCCGCCGCGCCGGGCGGCCACGAAGCCGGCGTGCCGCCGCGGAAACGCACGTTTACGGGGTTCGTGTTCTTCACGCTGGCGATGATCGTTGCGTTCATGACCGTCGATACGTCGGCCAGCTTCACGTACTGGCCCGAGCCGAGGCTGAACGACTTCAAGTAGACGTTGACCATCGTTTCACCCGCCTCCAGTGGGGGGCAGTTCGCCGCCCGTCTCGCCGGTCCCACCGTTGCCCGGAATCACCTCTGCGTACTCCGGCATGTACTTCTGACTGAGCCGCAGCGCGCTGCGCCCGCGCGGCCGGCTGCCGGGCGCGTAGCCGGCGACCAGCACTTTGTAGTTCGGTGATCCGCGCACCTCGATCTCCGACAGGTCCACCGACTCGAGCGACACCGACGCGCCCGGCGGCCAGTTTGTTGCGATCCCGCCGCGGAACCGCACGCTGATGTTGCCTGCGTTCGTCGGGTCGGCGATCACCGTCGCCTGGACCACGGTCGGGCTCTCCGCCAGCTTGGTCCACGTTGGCAGACCGAGCACGAACGACTTGAGCACCGCATTCGCCGGCACGTTTCATCTCCGCACCCGATACGTCACCGTCAGTACGCTGGTGAACTGCCTCCACTGCTCCAGGTGCTCGGGCGAGAACACCGGCTCGTTGGCGACGCTCAGCCACGCCGCGTTCGGCGCGTCGTCCAGCCGCTTCATCCGCAGGTGGTCGGCGATCTGCTCGACGAGGTTCATCAGCGCATCCAGCTCGTCCGGCTGGTCCGGGTTCACCTTCTTCTGCACGCCGATGTCGATCGCAACGTCGAAGAACCCGCTGTCGCGCGCCGCGGTCGTGATCGCCAGCGACTTCGGCACCACCGACACGTGCAGCGTCTGCATGTCCTGGAGCTCGAACACCGGCTGGTACTTCCGCTCGGCCTCGAATTCCAGCGCGAACGAGCCGGCGTTCAGGCTCGCGACGACCGCGTCGGCGATATCGAGGATCACGCTCACGGGTGTCGCTCCAGCAGCCGGTCCAGCTTGGCCTCGATACGCCCCAGCGACTTCTCGATGGTCTCGATGCGCGTGTCGTGGACTGCGATCTGCGAGTCGTGCCGCAGCAGTCGGGCGCCGCCGGCCAGCATCAGGATCGTCAGCAGCGTCAGCACGACGCCGGCGAGCCAGGCCAACTTCTGGCGGGCGCTTCCGTTGATGGGCGGTGCGTCGACCTTCACGGCATCACTCCGTCGCCACGTGCTTCGTGTGAACCCGCAGCGCCTTGCGATACGGGTCGCTGTAGCGCCACGGCGGCTCGTTGCCTGGGGCCATGACCTCGTACACGAACGTCTGCGCGCCGACCGTCTCGCGGATGCGGTCGCCGGCCTTCGGCAGCGTGGTCGCGCCGGCCAGCACCAGATCGGCCGCCCGCACCAGAAAGTCCCGCGACTGAAGGCGCTGCACGACGCCATACTCGTCGACCTGCTCGAACTCGGTGCGGCCGATCGTCGCGGCAATCTCCACCGCGTTGGCGCCGCGCTGGTAGACGACCGTGCGCGTCATATGGGCATGACGCTGGTCATCCAGCCACGCGAGACCTTTTTCGAGCACGTCCGGCATCGGTCACCCTTCGCGGCTATTGCGACATCCGCACGCGCACCGTCGCGTCCGCGTCGGCCGCGGCCTTCACGCACTTGCCGATCAGCTTGTTCGCGCCGGCGCCGGCGTTGGTGGTCGCCTGGTTGGCCGCGTCGTCCCAGTAGACGTTGACGCCGATCGAGATCGCCGTGCCGCCGCCCGTGGCCTTGGCGAAGTCGAACACACCATCGACCGCCAGCGACCCGAGCGTGCTGGCCGCGATCGGCGTCTTGGCCACGCCGACCAGCTCGCCCTGCACCACGACGTCGCCCGCGGCGACGGCCGCGCCAGGCGTGTAGTCGATCGACGCGCCCTCATGCACGAATGTTGCCTGCATCGCCATTGCTCATTGCTCCTTCGTCGCCTACGTCGCGACGGTTACACCTCGCCCTTGCTCTTCACGCCGCCGCGGGGCTCCTGCAGATTCACGCCGAAATCGTGGTAGCCGCGCATCTGGATGCCGAGCATGTTGAAATCCGCATCGGCCGTTTCGATCGTGGGCGACTCCTGGCCGTTGAGGAACGCGACCTCGATCACCGGCAGATCCGTGGGGTCAGCGAGCAGGTACCAGGCCTTGTCGGAGAAGCTGGGGTACTGGTTGTTGCTCAGGTACCGGCTGACCTCGACGCGGAACTTGCCCTGGTGCGGGTTGGCGATCGGCGTCTTCGTGTTCGCGGTCGTGTCGCGGAACTCCAGCGACTTGAACAGCATCGTGCCCATCGCCGACAGGGCGGTCGGGACGAGGATCACCTGCGGCATCACGCCCAGCGGTTTGCCGTCGGGGTCGACCAGGTTGTTGAACGCAACCTCGGCCTTCGTCAGGCCGTCGATGCCGAGCGCCGTGTCCGCGCCGGTCAGATAGTTGTTGTTGCCCGCCGTGAAGAACGCGGCGTTGTTCATGAAGATCGACCAGAAGACGTCGTTGATCTTCAGGCCGCTGCCGCGCCCAAGCTTGCGGGGAACCGTGGTGATCGCGCCCAGGTCGTCGTTGATGATGTCGCGGCGGTCGATGGCCAGGATCAGGCCGTACGTCTCAGCCTTGTTCGTGTAGGCCTGCTCACCCAGCGT